GCTATCCACGCGGCGATACTTCTTATGTTTTCGCTCTGCCATTTATGATCCTTTCTACCAGGCTGTGGCAATAATCGAGCGCGTGATACCCGCGTGCTGTACGACAAAATACCCGTGCATCGGTCCGTCCTCTTCGCTGTCCGGTTCAGGGAAACGAAAATCGAGCACGAAACCCGAGCTGGTCGTATAACCCGCATCGCCCACACCGCCGCCCTTTGGCGACCAGCGCACGTACATCGTCCCACCGCCAGCCGCATCGAACTGCGCCCGAGCGACCTCGAATGCATCTGTGGCAATCTCGGTATAGATAATATCTACCCTGGTTTGCCGCGGGTTTTTCTTGCCTACTTTGACGATGGGATTTTCCCCGTCGAAAGTGTAGGCCTGGCCGGTACGCCTATCGCCGCCGTCCGGCGTGACGTGGTTGGAGTGTCCGCTGATATCCGTCCACGCGCTCCCATTGATGGATATACCTATATAGGCCGCGCCTCCCCAAATACTGTCAGTTGTTTGAGCCATCTTTCACCTCGCTTGTTTTATTTTCCTGCCGTAACTCAGCAGGCTTGATTGCCCGTTTCCTCATCAACACGAGCGCCGTTTCATCATCTAACTCAACCTCTTCGCCCGGATAGGCAAAGTCGGACCCAAAAGATAATGTTTCCAATACGATGTATCTAGCCATGACCTGTGACCTCGGTTATCACCGCCCAATACGATATTTCTCCCACCAGCACCTCCGCTATCCGCATTATCCAGGTCAGCTTGCCCTTTACCACCGTGCCAACTGCCGCCCTCAGCGCATTGGAAACGTTATCCATCATCCCCACGGTGCCGGCGAAGTTCGCCTTTTGCGACCCCTGCCCAATCGCCTCATAAGCTACGATGAGCTGGGCTGTAAACGTTGGCCAGCCGCCGTGAGCATCGAAGGTCATTGCCCCCTCCGCGCCCGTCGGAAACTGCACCCACTGAGCGGGCAGGTCATTGAGCATCACTGGCGGCTCGTCCAGCTTATAGTACACATCGCTGATAGCCAGGTCGCCCAGGTTCTTGACGAAATTTGCATATGTGGTCACAGGCTGGCCCTCACGTATCTATCCAGGATCATCTTCACATCAGGCGGGATGCCCTTGGGGATTAGCAACGCCCCCTGCTCCGGGATGGCCGTCACGTCGAACACCTGCGCTTCGCGCTGCTTATACCAATATCCTGCCAGGCGGACACAGGCATGGACGATATCACCGGGCGGCGTTGTGCTGTACCCCCACGATCCGGCGACCACAATCACCCCTTCGCTATTGCCGTCGGAGTCATCCTCCCAGATCAGATTACTGCCCTGTTTCAGTCGTATGGCATACTTGGGCGATTCGTTCAGCGGCAATAGCTGATAATCGGCGGAAGCAATTGTCGTCCCATCGCCGTTGGTCAGCGTGGTTACTGCCAACAAATCCTCGTCCGTATATAGCATCCTTCCGGAGGGTTGGTCAAAATACCTGGTCTCCGTAGCGGCCTCGAACTGGCGCCTGGTATATTGCTCGATTGCCTTTTGCGCCCTGGAGATCAGCGATTCAAGCAGGGTATCATCCTCGGCCCCGTCTTTGCCCAGGTATTGTTTTACGTCAGCCGCATCACAGTAAGCCATATTCCACGTATCCTTTCAGCGGATCGGGCCAGTAAACCCGATCGCCCTCGATATGCCCGCACACCACCCCGCAATCATGTTTTTGCATATAGCCCCCGGCCTGGAGGTCGAGCGAGAAATACCAATCGTTTGCAATCAGCTCATCGGTATTTCGGAACGGTATTGCCTCCAGCACGTGCCGCCAGATCAATGTGCAGCCCATCCCCACGCCGACCGTTTCTACTGCTCTGCCCCAGGCGGCTTGCATCAAATCCGGGTATTCATCGAAGCTCTTGCTGCCGCGTATCTCGGGTGTCACCCTGCTAAATGCCAACCAGGGGTGTTTGCCGTGCCTGGATACATACAGCCCATACACCACATCCGCCTCTATCCTGGTCATGCGCTCCAATGCAAGTGGGGGTAATATCATGTCAGCCTCGACCGTAAAAAGAGCATCATAGCCGCCGTCAAGAGCCATTTTGCGCGCCGTGTTGTATTTATAGGTAATGTTGTCGTTCTTTTCCGTCCAGCTCGGGTTGGCGATCAAGTCTCCCCTCCCATAATGGATATCCAATGGCCCCTCCCATTTCAGGGCGTCGATGCTCTCCCGCGTCCTGGGATGTATCCCTGGAGAGCTAGGTGATAGGGGGCAATACAACAGGATTCTCAGCATATTTGTTGAACACCATAAAATAGCCGCGGCGCATATTTGTGCCGTCATCCATCATGCCGATCTGGGTCTTATCCACCAGACAGGTTATTTCCCGGATGTGCAGGAAGTCGGCTATCTCGCTCATCCTGATCCATAAATCCCAATCCTCGTGGCTGGGCAAGCTCTCATCGAACCATCCTGCCTCGTCGATCAGATTATGCTCGTGCATTACGCAGCACACGGGGAACTGGTTGACTCGTCTAAGCCCCTCTCGGTCGAAGTCCTGGGACATATACAGCTTCGGGTTTCCGCCGCGATACTGGACGTGTGCGTCGGTGTAGGCAAACCGATAACCGCCTGCCAGACCTGAGACAAGCTGCTCCAGGTGGTTTGAGTAAAACTTATCGTCGTCGTCAAGATACGTGATGTATTCTCCATAAGCGTTCCTTATCCCCGTATTTCTCGCCGCGGGAAGCCCCTGGTTTTCTTCGTGCTCGACCAGCCTGGCAAATCCAAACTGCTCGACAACTCCGCGGATATCCACCCCACCATCATTGACTACCACTGCCTCATAATGCGGGTAGGTCTGCTCCAAGATGCTCACCAGGGCGCGGTGCAATAGCGCAGGGCGGGCAAATGTAGGCACGATCACGCTGACAAGTTTTTCAGATACCATTCGATCCAATTCCCTTCGTAGATACATTCTGCCCCCAGCGGGTCATCTGCCGCCGGATAAGACATTTTGTGGCGGTTGAAATGCGCCAGCGCGCTCCTGACGCCCTCCCTGGTAAACGGGATGTATGTCTCCCCGTTCCAACCATCCGTTTTTCCGCGCTTGCACCGTTTCATGTGCAGCCCGGACCAGCCCATCGAAATGCCCTCGCCGGGGTTCTGCAAGACCTCCCATTTATCCTGGCGCTTGAAATGATAGGCCGGGTTATTGGGCACGACCGCCTCGTCCCAGCCGCCATTGCGCGGGTTATCCCAGGAGACCATATCGCACATCTCGCCGGCCATGTTCAGCACCACCCGCCCGTAGTAGATATATTTGTCGGGCTGGGCTTGCACCCGTTCAACGATGTCTGCAAATGTCGATGTAGCAATCACGTCGCCCTCAACCTTGACGATCCAGGAATAGCGGCATTTTGTGAATGCCCAATTACTCATGTGGACCATGTGCCCCGGCGCGTCGGGGTCTTTGGCGTAGAAGCCGGGCGTATCAATCCAATCGCACTCGAATGGATATTCATGTACTTTGATACGTCTGTCCTCTCCAGCCATGCGATAGGCCCTCTCTGTAGTGTCATCTTTAGAGGGCTGCACCACCAGTACCGCCTCGTCCAGCCAGGGCAGATGAGACCGGATCGCGGCTTCCATGAATTGGCTCTCGTTGCGCAGGCGGAAGCATCCCGAGAAACCGAACGTCTTTGGGGCACTCCAGGCCTCATAATCAATTTCGTAGTTCAAATGCAACCATCCTCTTGCTTGTCCGATATGGTTTGAGTTTCACAGAAGTCTCGATAAAATCCTGGATCGGCGGATCATCATAATCATGAAATAAAACAAATCTATCTGTTGAAGCCCACACATTTTCCCAATCTGCCTTGACATCCTGAACCGTATGGCTTCCATCGATCAATGCCGCATCAAATCGCACAGAAGCGGGGAAAGGCCAGGGATGCGACTTTGCTTTGACAATTGATATCCGGTGCGCAACGCCAAAGCGCACAAAATTTTCCAGGACCGTCTCAACACATAAATCATCATCGTAATATTTATCGAACGGATCAACAGTACATATCCGCAAATCGGGATTCGCCATTGCAGCCAGAATTGCAGACCCACCCCATAAACACCCGATTTCCACCCATGTTGAAACCTGTCCTGCTATCTCCTCAATGATTTCACATTCTGGCTGTGTCATGGCTATTCTGCCGGTAATCTCCCTGACAATCCTGTCATAAGACTGCACGTTCAACCATCCCCAATAAATCCAGATGATATTTAGCCGTCCACGCGTTCGGATATCCGTTGGCAGTAGCTCGCTCCAGCGCGGCGAGCGTCCCCTGGTCACCCATCCCACAGCGGATGTACAGTATTCCGAGCTGGGCAGTAGCGCAGGGGTCAAACCCCCAGCCGTAGCCGTCCCTGATCTCGTAGCGCGTGTAACCGTTGTTCATGTAACTGCGCATCCATTCCAGTTTTTCCTGGACATATTCCCGTTCTCCAAGCTCCAGTGCGCCCTCCAGGGCGTAAGCGATGTAATGGACGCGGTTATCTGCTATCTTCTCGGGCAGTTGGCGGGGTATCCCCATAATTCCATTTACCCGGATGGTGTAATCGTTGTGCTCATCCCGCTCCGGCGTGGTCCAGAAAACCCCACCCTCGTGCATCCTGGAAAGCCATTCGCGCGCCCTGCCCGCTGGCTGAGTGAGATAGGTCATGCTCAATCCCTCCAGGCACGCGGCGGTATCAAAAGAACGTGGCTTGCCATCCAGCCCATTAAAAGAGCCGTCTTTATTCTGCACCTTCCCCAGCCAATCGGCAAAACCGATCGCCATTCCGATTTCGTCATAACGTAACAGCGTGGGGATGAGATAGCCAGTTACCTCGGGATAAGCCGGGCCGCCAGCCCAGGCGCGCACTCCGCCTTGGGGGTGTAGATTGTTTTTGATCCACTCCAGCGGTCGCGGCGTCATCGCTTCTCCAGTACACAGTGGAAGCAAGATAAATTCCACTCGCCGTGATTTACGGCATTGTCCTTGCGGTAGTCAGACATCCCCTTATGGCGCAAACCCGCCGCCCTTACTGCATTGTTGAATTTATGCAGCGGCAGGCCCGGATAGACCGGCGTGGGGTTGTTATCGTCATACGGCGCATCGAAGGTAATCACGACCAGCCCATCATCTTTGAGCAGGCGCCCGAACTCTTTTAGCGCGTGGCCGGCGAAGTCGCCCAGGTCTTCCAGGACGGAGATGCAGAAGATCGCGTCCAGGCTGCCAGCTTCCAGCGCCTCGATCTTCTGGCTGAAGTTGGCGATAACGAAGGTCATGTTGTCGGGCCTGGATTGCGCCAGCAGTCGAGAGTTTTGATCGACCGCGTAAACATGTTCGCAAATCCCCGCCAGCGCGTCCTTGAACGGTCTGTACATCCATCCACAGCCCATGTCGGCGACTACCTGCCCCGGCTTTGCGAAGCCCAGCGCCCAGGCGTATTCGTAGGGACGTGACCACCAATCGTGCGGCAACGCGTAGCCCGCCACCTCGCTTACCTTGGGATCATCCCAGCGGAAAAAACCATTCATTTCCAGCCAGCCTCCACATTTTCATTTAGCATTCTGTCCCACCAATCCGGCCCATAACGAGCGGATAAGACCTCCGCCATGTTATTGCCTGCTACCTGGCGGCGCGTCTCCGCGCTCATGTTCATCCGCCCCATTTGATAGCCGATATCGGTGATCTTCTTGACCCAGCTACCCTCATGCACCCACAGCGACCGCCCTTGTTGGCGCGCCTTCCAGCATGTTTCCAGGTCGATCCCCCAGCCGTAAATCAGGTCAGGGTCGAATCGCCCGATGCTGTTAAACCAGTCCGCGCGGTACAGGCTGGCGATATTGTCTATCATCCACGTCCTGCGCGGATAATCTCCCCCGCGGGCTATCAGGTGTGTCCAGGATGTGGTACTGTCGGGTGTAAGCGCGGGATGTATGCCGACCGCGTTGGGCGCATCCAGAAGAAATTGTGCCATCGGCGCAAGCGGGTCACCAAAAACATATTCGGGGAATTCGGCAGAGGTGATGAGAAACCAGTAAGCAAGCCAATCCTCATGGTAACTATCCGCCGCTTCCAGCCCTGCCAGCCAGCCGCCCGTAGTCTGCCGGTTTTTCTCCAGGAACACGTTAGTATGTTTTGACCGTGGGGCGATATCGCTGCCGTTGTCGATCACGAAAAGCATGTGAGGCCATTCTATTCGGTTGTTAATGTGCTCAGCCAGTGCGTCCGTCCTCTCTGGCATGTTATAGTTCACGACAAGGATAGCGACCGTTTCCATTACTCCCTTTCTGGGGAGGGGCGATCCCCTCCGCCCCTCCCCTTCGGCAGTTAGAACTATATGCCGGTGATCTTGGTGAACATGTTGGGGCGGAACACGACAAACGCAGCCCGCAGTTCTGCCAGGATGGTTTGCATATTACGCACGAACTGGTCATCGATGGTGCCAACCCTCACTGCGGATTGCTCGCGGTCGAACAGCGTGCATCCCATAGCGAAGTCGCCCACCAGGCCGGTGTTCTCAGTTATGGCCTCCGATTCGATAACCGGGATCCCCCAGGCAGTGACCGGGCCTGCCACGGATGGTGCACCCATCAGATAGCCGCCAAGCGTTGCGGAGGCCGCGTTCTCACGCGCCAGGCGCACAGCCTGCCAGTCATTCGGGTGCAGCAAGTAAGCCTGCGGACGTCCCTTGCCATTGACGCGCACCAGGGTGCGGGCCTTGAACATAGCATCCAAAACATTATCACTGCCCAGCCCCTGGATGTTGATCCCCGCGGTGCTCAGGATACCGCTAAAGTTTGCCCCGGTCCCATCGCCGCCCAGAACCTGGTCTTCCAATTCCAGGTCAAGGCCCAGAAGCAGGCGCCCATTGATGATGCCGCGGATAGCCGGCCCGTCGGAGAGCATCCGGTTTGTAACCGGGATCCAATGCGCCAGGGTCTTGACGCCAGAGGTGCTGACCGCGTAAGCCAGCGCGCTCTCGGGCTTCGTACCAGAGGTACCGGTCGTCGCGGAAGCCTCAGCGGTCATGGCTGCCGCATTAGTGAAGGTGCTCTCCACGACGTACTCAACGGTGTCGCTCTCGGTTGGGATGCGGGGAACCAGGTCCATAAGGACGATCTCACGCTGCAGGATTTCCACGTAGCCAGGCAGGCGGTCATTAACCACGAACCCGCCGCCAGAGGTCTCACTGGAGCCATAGAGCAGAGTCTTCTGAGATTTCGCCCGCTGCCCCCATTCGATAAGCGATGTGCCCTCCATGAGGGTCACCGCGAACTGGACGCGCGCCAGGTGAGAGTTAAACACACCCGACTGCTTGAGCTCCATGTATTCGCGGCTCTTAATGAACTGGTCGCCTGGAGTAACGCGCATAGCATTCTCGTAATTCTCAGCCGTTGCGCCAGGGCGAAGCGCGCCCGCGGCAGGCTTGTTGTACCGCTCGATGCCCTGCAGGATACGCGCTTTGCGGGATTCCGCATCTTCCTTAACCGCCAGGTGGCTTTCCATCGCGTCGATATCGGTAAGCAGTTTCTTCACCTGGGTCATGTCTTCCTGGTTGGTGATTTCCCCCTTAGGGTACTTTTTCTCGATCAGGTCAGCCTGTCCAAAGGCAACCTTGATCTCCGACCGTAATTCGCTTACGGCCATGTCCGAATAATTTTTCTCAGCCATTTCAATTCTCCTTGAGTATGTCGGCGAACCGCTTACGCAGCTCTGCCAACTGGTAGCTGGTCTTTTTTATCTCAACCAGCGTGATCGGGATCGGCGCGGTATCGAGAACTTTCTGGAGGTCGGTACGCACTGCGTCCAGCTCCGAGCACGACTCAAGGAGCTCCGTCAATTCCCCCCGCTTGATTTCTGACAGCGGTCGGTCGATATTGCCAACCAGGCCGCGTAAATCATCGTATAAACCCTTTATCTCAACATTAAGCCATTTCATCCGGTCTGCCAGCGAGGGCGCGGGCATGATAGGCGCCCATGATTTGAGAGGCATCACGGAATTGCGCGGCTCTGCCGGTACAGGCGTCAGGGTATCATCCAGGCCCAGCGGCCAGGACTTAATCCATACCGCCTTGCCCGTCATTTCGCGCTCCATCAGATGACTGGCGGTACCAGACGACCAGCCCAGCTTTCCCTGTTCTGCGAGTTGATAAATAAATTTCTCATATTTATCCCTCTGGTTAAGCTGCGCCTCCGCCCAAACGCCAAAATCATCAACACGATGTTCTGCTACCCCCAATCTACGTTTACCAATTTTTTTATCAAGCCCGTGGTTATAGTAAACAGTTCCATACAACGGTACGGGATCCGGATCGCCAAAATAGGTATCTTTGGTGAAAAATTCGCCCTCCAGGTCCGGGTCTTCGTCCGTGGTGAATATCACCAGATAGCCCCCCACCCTGCCACCCCCCAATGCTTTTACGGCTCCGCCGTAGGCGACCAGGGTTTCATCCTCGATAATGTCATTTTTCTTAGCCATAGCACGCTCCCATATACTGCTGCACACCGCGACCGCCTGGTCGGGGTCATCTGCGGTCTTATCCTCGATAACAATCGGTATGCAACGCTGTATAAATTCCCCCTTACTCTCCCCCTCGTTAGGCGTTGGCATGGACTTCTACCCCTTTAGGCAGATATATCCGTTTACGCTTTTTAGCTCGATATTGGCTGACGATCTCCGTCCAGGCATATACCCAGCGCCAGGCATTGGCTTCCAGGCTGTGGAACTCGCGCACCTTTGCCAGTAATCTATCTGCCATCTCACTGCGTTGCTGCTCATCCTCGATCAGCCTGGACAGATAATCGAACCAATCATCTTCCGTCTCTGCAATATAGCCATCTACCCCGTGCTCGATCAGCAGGTTATATACCGTTGGGCTAGCAACTACCGGCGCGCCTGAGGCGGCATACTCCATCGCCTTAATGTAGGTCTTTGCCCTATTGAACGTAGTATCTGTCAATGGGCAGCAGCCAATATCAATGTTCACCATCCCTGCCGGATATGCGTCAATCGGCATCCAGTCGATCATGGCGATCCGCTCTTCGGGGACCAGCTCGTAAAACAGCTTTGTGTGATGTCCCTGGATGACGAAGGTCACATCGGGATACTTTTCGGCCAGTCTCCCCCATGCACGAGCCATTGTCTCGATATCTTTATCCGGTCGCAATCCCCCAGCCCAGCCGACGGTCAGCCCCTCGACCTTGCGTTCGTTCATGTCCTGGATTTCCTTGAACCAGCGCAGGTCAATGTAATTAGGCACTACATAAGTCGGCTTGTCCACATAGCGGCGGGTCATCGTTGCGAGCCTCTGGCTGGATACGGTAATCCCGTCGCATTTCTGGATGGTATGCAATATGCTCCCCCGCTTGAAGCGCGCCCTCTCTGCCGTATAGCCCTTGTCTGCAATCAGGCGCCGCTCGAAATCCTCCGAGAACAGGTCGTCGTCGATCTCATAAATCACACAAATGCCGGCTTTGTGTAGCGCCTCGAACCATTTATCAGCCTTGCGCTGTTCCTTGCGCTCCCAGTGCATTCGCGGCAGGACAACCGCATCAAACTTATGGACGATATTAGCCAGGAAATCGTTGTCCTTGAGATCCCATTCGATCCCCTGGTATCCCTGCCGTAGCAATTCGGAGAACGGTAATAGGATGCGCCATAGTGCACATCCGTCCATGTCCCCCACTAATGCCAGCACCCTCGCATGACCCATAAACAATAACCCCCCATCGCGGGATCGCTCCCGCCGATGCGCTGCTATTAGTCTAGCCTCTATACGCCTTACCCGATTGCCTCTGTTACCGCCCCTTCGAGGCCTCTGGAGTCATCTTGCAACCAGGTGTAATATTCAGTCGATGAATATTATATCACAAAATCTAAGGAGCCAATATTACTGCATTTCCTTTTACTGTGCTAGTGCCTTATCGATCTCGTCCTTGATAAATTTCAGGATTGTTTTTTCCTCCTGGTCGATAACCTTCTCATCCGTCAGCCAGCCGCGCGCCCTGTGAAACCTGGCCTGCTTCTCCTCTGACTGCACATACGGCCCATAGCTGACATTATTCCCGATCACCTGCTGAAAGCCGCTTGACCGCTCGCCTATTGTCCATCTGCGCCCCAGCGTCTCAGATGTCTTACTCCCTCCGATGCTGTTATCTCTGCGCCGCCAGCGCGGGCCGTAGCCACGCTCGTACCACCTGCGCTGCCCTGGGCTATTAGCAATGCTCGATGGCGGGTATCTGGCAATTTTGCCTTTGACGTGCAACGCGCCAGCGCGTAGGGCACGGACGGCAATAGCCATGCCCTCCAGGCTATCCAGTTTTCTCAGCAATTTGCCTATTCCGCGGGGATTCTCGGCCATCATGCCCTCACTGCGATTAATTTCGGCAGTTCGTGATTGATCCAACACCGGCAGCGTGGGTGCGCGGGCGGCGGATCAATCCAGCCATCCCCCTGGCGTTTTTCATTCCTGGGCTGGCATATCGGGCAAACAAGCTCGTCGGCGTTGGTCTGCCAAAACGGTGTCATTTCAATGCCTTGCTTTCTTAGCTCACCCGCTATTGCCATCTCTCCCTGGACGCTGGCGCGGGTGACCTCGGTTACTGCAATCATCTCGGCGCGCACCGGTCCGAATGTGCCAGCCAGCGCCCGTTGAAGCTCTCCGATGGTCTGTCCCTGCTGGTAATAGTTGCTCAGGGCGCGGCTGACTACCCTCTGCGTGGTCTCATTCATCCCCTTTATCAGCTCGAACGTATAGGTCGACGACCATCTGATTGCGCCCTCATTCACCAGCGCCCAATCCGCCCCGACCGGCTGGCTCATCATCAATCGCCTGGCCTGCTCCAAGAATATGTCCTCTAAGAAAGGGGACAGGATTTTAGCCAGCGCCCTCCCCTCTCTGGACCAGAAGTCCAGCGGCAGGTTTTCCAGGCGCGGTGGGTCGCCCATTTTCTCCAACAAGTGCCCCCCGTGCGCGGACAGGAAACGGGCCAGCAGCCTCGCCATCCTGCGTTCTAATTCGCCTCGATTCGGTATGTCTGCCATAATTCAGCCGTTGAATATTACTTATCCCGAACTGGGATAGTAATGGTCTTATCCAGTGTACGCCCATCGCTGAGCACCACCCGGTTGAGCACGTCGTAATCATTCCCTGCCGTGCCGCCGGATACCCAGATTGTCGCTACGGTATTAATCAGATAGCTCACGCCCTTGATGGTCACCGCGTTTTTATTGCTGCTTTGCTCGGTAAGACCGGTGGGAACCGTCCAGGTCGAGGTGCTGATCGTCGCACTTTGCAGCTCGCCGTCATCGTTCGCGCTGCCATCGTTGGTGCCGTCCTTATCGCACCATACAACGTGATAGGGCTTGATCTCGTTTGGGTCTTTTGGGGGGACAATAACATTACTCATCATGTTTCTCCTGATAAACTCGCCGGTCTTCGAAGCGCACGTAATGGCGCCGATTTTCAAAATCCACGTATGCGCGCCTGTCCTCGAAACGTACAAATACCCTATGCCCCACGCCTGCCGGGACAAACGCCTGGAGCACATCGGTAACTGAAATGGCCTCTGACGCCTCGATCACCAGCGTACCGGCAAATGCCATTATGGCGTTATCAGTGACTGAGACGTTATCGGTAACAAAAATGGACGGCGTTTCCAGGGCGGAGCTTATTGTTACCGCCTCGGCAACGGCAATGCTCTCGGTCTGGCTGATTGCCAGGGCGTCGGGGAGCGCAATGCTTGCAGTATCCGTAACCGAAACCGCATCTGAGGCGAATATATTAATGGGGATGTCTAATGTCTGTGCTTCACCGACTGAGACGGCTTCGGAGGCGCTTGCGTTGATCTCCAACGGGGCAATAGTTGTGGCGTCGGATATCGTCACGTTATCCGAGATGTTGATCTCTATTTGCCCGGCGACTGGGATAGTGACAGAGGCCGTGTCCGTGATTGAAACGGCGTCACTGATCAGTATCTCTGGCCCAGAAACAACGGTCGTGACCGCTTCTGCAACTGCAACCGCTTCGCTCCGGCTGATTTCGATGGAGATATCGAGCTGCTGCGCTTCGGCAAGAGCAACCGCTTCTAACGCCGATATATCCAGAGTCAATGGCTCGATCTGCGCACTATCCGCAACGGCGACGGAATCGGATACGCTGATATCCAGATCTCCTATCAGCGCCTCGACCTCTACTAAGACAAATTCAGAGACGTTGATGTGTTCCTGGTAATAGCGTACCGTATCCGTAACGGCTACGGCTTCGCTGGCGCTGACAAGGCTCTCCAGCTCCACCTTCGAGCTTTCCGCTAATGCCACGGCATCAGATGTATTTATTTCCCGGTCTGTGATTACTGGGGCTTCGACCTGGACGGTCGCGCTATCCCCTACCGTCACCGCGTCGGAAACGCTGAAACTGCGCTCGACAACCGTGATCGAGGGCGTATTAGAATAGGTAGTAATGGCAGAGGCGCCGTCATAGATGCGCAGGGTAATCGTATTTCCGTCAGCCACCTGTGCGGGGTCTATGGTTAAACACCATTCAGTATCCCAAATCTCCCCACCTGCGCCGGTATTGACAGATCCGCCGGTCGCCTCCTTCATCCCATTGTTGTTAACCAGGAATGTTCCTGTCCCGCCGGTTAGCTGCTGGGTGCAGTCATCGTTGTCGTTGAAATTACTTGACAGCGCAAACTGTACCGGGGTCGTCCCGCTGACCGGGTTATATCCTGCACCCACAGAATAGTACAAGTTAAAGGTCTTATTGGTCCAGAGTCTAGGAACCGTCTCATCGATCCTGAAGCGGACGCGGAAATTCTCCGCCACGTTCTGCGACCAGTTGACGTTTTCGTTGGCTTTCCAGGTAGCGCTGGATTCACTGCCGTTATCGTTGCGCCCGCGAAATCCAACCTGGGTATAACTGGGATTGGTCATCTTGCGCCCTTTTCCTCGTAAACGCCGTATGCCGTGCGGGAAGGGAAATCGGGGTCATTCTCGGCTCGTCGATAAGTGGCGTTCCACAGGTCGTTATTGACCATCTCGCCGACCAGGTAGCGCTTAGGACCTGGAATATACATATATTGCATCATGCCTGGCAGGTCGTAGCCCCGCCAGCGGTTTTCCTCTGGCATCCAGCAGTAGTAGTCTGCGCCGGAGACGATGCGCCGCCCATGATCCGGATCGCGCTCCAGAATAAGAAGCGCCCGATAAAACGGCGCCTGCCAGGGGTCGCCATCGTATGTGCTTCCATCCGCGTAATAGATACGATAGCTCACGAGATTTTTACCCCGCTTTTCCAGTAGGCAAAGTTATCATAGCTGACTTCGATTGACAGGTCGGTCGAAGATACAACCTGGGCTACATCGGAAACGGAAACCGCATCGGATACGGATATACTCAGCTCGCCCTCGACCGGGATGCTTACGGTAGCCGTATCTGTGACTGAGACAGCATCGCTTACGGATATTGCCGGATCGGAAACAATAGCTGCGATTGTCTCTCCAACTGCTACAGCCTCGGATACTGACAGGCTTAGAGCAAGGGGGTCGACCTGGGCCGCGTCAGAGACAGCAACCGCGTCAGAGACAGATACGTTTAGATCACCCTCAACAGGGATACTTACAGTTGCGGAATCTACTACTGATATTGCATCAGCAACCGAAACATCAATAACGAGAGGTTCTATCTGGGCAGCGTCGGCGACGGCTACGCTATCTGTGATATTGAGGTCTGGCAGAATAAGCGGGCCAATGCTGGCAACGTCGGCAACTGCAACCATGTCAGAGACAGCGATCTCAATATTGAGCTCCATTACTACGGTGTCCAGGATAGATACCGTGTCAGATAGGCTCAGATTGGGGATAACCAGCGGGGCAACAGTAGGCGTATCTCCCAGCGTTACGGCTTCGGTTTTGGATACGGTGAGATCTGAAACGCCGCTTGGCACGTAGTCCACCAGCGCCCAGAGCGTCGAAACCCAGGCCGCATCGGCATCGCCGGTAGAGATACGCACCCCGATCTGCATTGCGTCCAGGTCAGACTTCGTCCAGGCTGTGGTGCTCGCCCCAGGCAGGTCGTACAAGACCAGGCGGGAGTTCGCCGCAAATGTCGGTTCGGAGTTAGAGTACCAGGTAGTATTATTTACAAAATGGGTGGCCGATTCCTCGACCGTCCCGCCAGCAGAGGCTTTGATGCGGGTGACAAATAAGGGGTCGGAGCCGGTAGCCGCGGATAGCGTGTGGCGCACGCCCACGGCGACGACGTTGACCGTATCTACATCCGCGGGCGAGGCTTCGCAGTTGTAGTCGTCAATATGTTCCACCGTCCCTGATGACACATAGTCGGTGGCGTCGTTGGGATTAATCTCGTCTGTCTGAGACCAGTTCGCCCCGCTGTCCGTCCCGCCGCGGGCAAAGGCTGCATTGTCGCCCGTCGTGTTGGGGCGTAGCGCGACTACATTACCCGCGCCGGGGTAACTATTTTGAAACGACCCCGAATTATTGTTGATCGCCAGGTCATCGAAATACCACTCGCCCTGCGTCTGCGCCTCGGATTGCAGGTTGCCGCCGATGACGATTGCGTTAGTCCCGGCAGAGAGCGACCGCGTGCTTGAACCGGCGAACTCCGTCCCATTCAGGAGGCAGCGCACGACGCACGCCCCCGCGCCGCCCGAGGCGTTCGTCTGGAACTCGATGCGGTTCTCAAATGACTCCAAGGTCAAAGCGGAGGACGCCGAGCCAATCGCGCCGTCCTCGTCATACAGGCGCAGCACGCCGGTGTTATCCAGCGTCACCCAGATGATAGGGGTTGTAACGTTCGGGCCATCATTCAGAACGACGATCGTATTCTCCGCGCTGGGCAGCGTATCCGGGCGGATATACACCCGCGCAAACCACGGGCCTGTCCCGCCTCCTGCGTATTGGCTGGCTACCCATTTTGGAGTAGCGGAAACCAGCGAATTGATCTGCACGCTGTACCCGCCGCTGCGTTTGATGGTGCTGGAAATCGACGGCCATCCAGACGCGACGCGCGCCGTCCATTCAACGCCCGACGATGTGGTATTAAGCTCAGCGCCGACAATGGCAAGCCTAGCCATGCTCTAACCCCCTGGCGACAATCCGCGCCCGCAGGTCATCCAGTGCGCCCGAAAAGCCTAAATCCTCGCGCAGTTGTCCCACCTCGCGAAATAGTCGGGCGGCTGCAGCCAGCCCCCACAGCGGCACGACCAGCACGCGGCGATCCGCAAGACGCCCAATCTGGAGCTGCAATCCGGCGACGGTGAACATGAGATGGTCGGTGATCACACAGGAGATATCTGCCCCGTAGTCGAAGCCGCGCTTGAGCGTCCAGTTCCAAAAGCGCGGATGTTGTCCTACTTTATCCGCGTTATCATTAGGTGAGTAGAAAACCTTATAGCTGTCTAAGTTATACAGATTGTTGGGCGGATTGATTCCGGTCGGGATAGCCTGGAAGAAAATCGCCTCGTGAGGCACACTCAGACCCGCAATCGTGTAGTAGACGCGGGAAATCCCGACGTCGTCTTGCGTTGTAGGGTCGAACTCCTGACCGGCCAGATTCAGCACATGGCGCTCTACCAATGCCGTAAGAGCGGTAATCTGGTTGCGGTTGGTGGCCGGGTTCTTGTTGTGGATCAGGCCAATGGCGAGGTTCATTCATCCCCCAAAAACATCCTCAGTCCGTATATTATCTACTACGTGAATCCCTAAAGATTCTTCTCTGCCCCAGCGCAAATACACATTTAGCGGCACCAGCCAGCGACCATCAATAAGCGGCACGCCGCCCTCAGCGGATAGCGTCAAAACGTCATCGACGTTCGGCAATGCCAGGATCGCATCGATTAGCTCTCTAACTTTTGGGTGCATAATGTCTCCTATTCTATTTCATTCCACATTGCTAAAACTTCTATTTCTGGGGCCTCCCTGGAAAGTTCACGTTTTGTGATACCCTTATCAATATACTCATCTTTTCCATTATCACTAAATACAAGATTCTGCCCCTCATATAGGCGATATTGATAAAATAACCACTTATTTTCCCCTCTAACACGCATTTTAATTAGTGTTGATTTAGGGATATTATCAATCCTTTCGATTTTTAGCTTTAGATACTAATCATTTATTT